CAAGTCATATTCCACAATCTTTTCTACTTTGTGCTCTACAGAGGAAATTGATGAAGCATTTAGATGGAGCATTGAAAACCCTTTCCTTAATAAGAAAGCTGAAATAGTTCTTGATAAGTATGATGGCGACGACCCACTAAAAAGAAAGGTAGCCTCCACCCTGCTAGAGTCTTTCTTGTTCTATTCTGGATTCTACTGGCCTATGTACCTATCATCCAGATCTAAGCTAACTAATACCTCAGATATGATTAGGCTTATCATTCGTGATGAAGCTGTTCATGGATACTATATTGGCTACAAGTTTCAGCTAGCACTAGCGGAAGAGTCCCCAGAGCGTCAAGCAGAGCTTCAGGAGTACACTTATGATCTCGTGATGGAGTTGTTTGAGAACGAAACCAAGTACACGGCAGAGCTATATGACGAGGTAGGTCTTACAGAGGATGTCAAGAAGTTTTTGCACTACAATGCAAACAAAGCCCTTATGAACCTGGGCTATGATGCGCTGTTCCCCAAAGAAGTGACTAACGTAAACCCAGCCATTCTGTCTGCCCTGTCTCCTAATGCTGATGAGAACCATGACTTCTTCAGCGGTAGCGGATCAAGCTATGTCATTGGCAAACACGAGAGCACAACAGATGATGACTGGGACTTCTGACAACGAGCTGGCAAAATTTTTGTCAGACCCAGAAAATCTTAACAAGTTTATTGGTGTTGCAATAACAGAGTCCATTGGCTATGTGTTGACAGATAAAAAAGAATGGGCTATAATAGAAGAATGATTAATGAAGAAGAATTTGGAAAATGGATCGTAAAAGGCATTGACGAGGGATGGATTACAGAGCCATTCTGTAATACACACGATCTTGACCCATATATGAGTGAAGAAGAGCAGCAAGAGTGGGAAGACGGGGGAGATCCCTGTCAGCATGTTCTTAGACTAATGGTTTAATTAAAGATTGAGATGTAGCTCAATTGGCAGAGCAAATGGCCGTTAACCATTAGGTTGAAAGTTCGAGTCTTTCCATCTCAGCGGGAATATAGTTTAGTGGTAAAACTTAACCTTACCAAGGTTATGACGCGGGTTCGATCCCCGCTATTCCCTCGGATTCCTATCCTGGCATCACTCAACGATATTTCACTGGATAGGGGTTCTTGGCCTTGTAGCTCAAAGGAAGAGCACCACACTGTCGATGTGGAGGTTGCGGTGTCAGGATCCGTCAAGGTCGCTTTATAATTTAACATGCCCCTATAGTTTATTAGTAAAACACCTGTCTTGTAAACAGGAAAGGCGGGAGCGTTACCTGCTGGGGGCTCGATAACTAAATATACCTCTGTAGCTCAGTGGAAGAGCGATACCCTTCTAAGGTATGCCGTCGCAGATTCGAATTCTGCCAGGGGTGCTAATAATTAAATAAATAAGCTCTGGTATACCCTCACTCTTATAAGGTGTAGAAAGGTTAGTTGGTTCACGCAAGTTCAATCCTTGCCCAGAGTACGGAAAAGGAGAAATATGAAAATCGATGTGTTAGATAAAGGTTATGTACGACTAGTAGATAGTATGGGTAGTGATCTATCTGTTGTCAATGCCGCCAGGGTGTCGTATGATAAAGAAGTAACAGAACTTACAGAGAAAGATGCTAAACTAATTAACTTTTTAGTTAGAGAAAAGCATACCTCTCCTTTTAGACATGCTGCTATGACTTTTGAAGTTTATGCCCCGCTTGTTATTGCTAGGCAGTGGTGGAAGTATGCTGTGGCATCTTCTCATGTTGATGATCAGAATGGGTGGAATGAATCTTCTCGCAGGTATATTACAGAAAAGGAGGAGTTCTATATTCCATCAGCAAACCAGTGGCGTAGCAAGCCAGAGAATAGCAAGCAGGGTAGCGGTGCTCCAGTAGATTCTGATGATGGTCACATGTACACTGAGTATTTAATTACTCATATTCAGAATGGTGAAAGACTTTATCAGCAGGCAATGCTTGATGGGATTGCCCCTGAGCAGGCACGCTTGTTCCTTCCAGCATACTCCATGTACGTCCGTTGGCGTTGGACGGTATCTCTGCAGGGCGTCATGACATTCCTTGAACAGCGTTTGCCACACGATGCCCAGTCAGAGATCAGAGAGTACGCTGACGCAGTCTTGAAACTTTCGGAGGGTATCTTTCCAGAGACATTTAAGACATACTTAAACATTAATAAATAAAGGAGAACCAATGACTATTGTATATACTAAAGATAATTGTGTCCAATGTGATGCTACAAAAAGAATGATGGACAAATTGGGGGTACCTTATGATACCGTCGATATCACAGATAACCCAGAAGAATTAGATAAACTAATTGCTTTAGGATATCGAGCAGCACCAGTAGTAATTACAGAGAGTGGGGAGTCCTGGGCAGGTTTTAACCCAGCAAAGATCGAGGGGATTTTGGCTTGATCATTAAAGATTGATGATATAATTAAATATGAACTATTTTAAGTGGTTTCTAAAAGAGTTCGCCAAGCATTGGAGAATATATGAAACTTTATAACCCCTGGCCTAAAGGCCGTAAGATCAATGCAGGAAGTCCATTTGGATGGAGATCTGACCCATTTACCAGAGCAAGAAGATTCCACCGTGGAGTTGATGTTCGAGGAGAATTCCCCGTGACATCCGCACAAGATGGGAAAGTCGTTCATAATGCGAAAGACTGGAAAACCCTTTCCCCAAGAGCAAAAAGAAGGCAGAGCGGTGGCAACGTTGTTATTATTCAGCACGAGAATAACCTGTTTACCGCCTATTTTCATGGGGCAGACAGGTCAAAACTTAATATTGGAGATCGGGTAAAGACTGGAGACTTCATCTATACTGCTGGAACCACTGGTAGATCAACTGGCAAACACCTCCATTTTGAGGTTCGTACCAAAAGATCCAGTGGACAGGTTGACCCAGTTCCATACCTCCAAGGCTCTTCTACATCTTCAGTAAGCACGAAGCCTCAGCCACTAAAGGTAGACGGTAAGCTTGATCGCAACACCTGGAAAGCATTCCAGCAAGCCCTGAAAGACAAAGGACACTACAAGGGTATTCCAGATGGACGCCCAGGAGCTATGACGTATCGAGCTATCCAGGAATGGTCTGGAGCAAAGGTAGATGGACGCATTGGTCCAAACACTCGTAAAGCTGTCCAGGCAAAGCTAGGAGTAAAAGCTGACGGGGTATGGGGAAGACTAACCATCAGTGCCCTTCAGAGAGCTATTAACGCAGGGAAGATCTAATCATGTGGTCAGCTTTAATTCTAGCAATTAATAGTTCTATTACTCGTAGTAAAAAGAATCGTGATGCTTCTGATGAAGCAATTGCTACTGGTCCTTCTTGGAGGCATCGTCGTAAACTAATTTATGGAGCATACTTTGTTGCTATTGCTATGATTGTTTTTGGTGCTGTTACTTTTTGGACTACCAGCCAAGTAGGGGTTGAAATGGTAATTGGTGGAGTATCTCTGCTAGCTATTATTGTTACTGCCTACACTACCTCGGCAACATACGAAGATGTTCGTTTGTGGAATCATCAGCCACGTATTCGATTTGGAGAATCAGAACCAGATGAACTTGACACGAATAGCACTGATGGGCTATAATTAGTAAGTCATAACGAAAGGACATACAAAAATATGATCATGACAAGTACATTTTGGAAGTCAACCGTCGAGGTTGCAATCAAGGCCGCAGCAGCAGCTGCTCTTGGTGTGATTGGTGCGAATGAGCTACTTTCTGTCGCTGGTGTCGACTGGACACAGGTTGGTGGAGTTGCAGTTCTTGCTGCAATTGTTTCAGTTCTTACCGCAGTAGTTGCCCCTAACCCAGACGTTAGAGCAGCTCGCAGAGAAATCAAGCTAGAAACACTGCGTCAGGCTGAGGCAGCTCAGAAAAAGGCAGCAGCAGCAGCAAAGCGCAAGGCATCAAACAAGTAAGTTATAACTAAATATGGCAACATATCAATATGCCTGCAGGGTCTGTGATAAATCATTATACATTAATCGATCTATTACAGACCCTGAGGGTTTTTATAAATGTGAAATTTGCAAGGAGCCACTAAATCGGGTATACTCTAGTGTAGGTGTTACCTTTAATGGTTCTGGCTTTTATTCCACTGACAAATAGGGAGTTATCGTGACTGAAGAAGAAGTAGTTGACAAAGTAGAAGAGCTTAGAGGTCTAGATGCTAACGATAGATGCGATCAATGTGGTTCACAAGCCTATGTTTTGATTGTTGGTTTGGCGGGCGAGCTAATCTTTTGCGCCCATCACTTTAATAAGATTGAAAAAAACCCAGAAGCCTACCACAAGATTCAGTCGTTTTCTTACGCTATCTCTGATCAAAGAGACAAACTATCTGATAAGAGAGCTGGGGTATAATGATAGACCCACAAGAAGTTATCTCTGCAATGGTTGAACAGGGTGCTCTAGAGATCGATGCTATGGACACTGAGACTGGAGAAATTGTATACAGGGTCACAGACAGGCTTAAAGAGATAGCCCCATCATTTTATAAAGAACTCTCGGAGCAAGCCTACCGAGACATCCTGAGCCTGTGGCATAAGGGTTTGCTTAATATGGATATCCTTAGCGATTCCCCAGAAATTTCTCCAACTGAGGAGGGGCTTGATCGATCCAATTGGAAGGACTTGTCTAATGGAGAATCCGGAATTATGAATACCATAATGAGAGGTTTTGAGGGGAGTCTTTAGCTTTGGAGTATTTTGTAGGAGCAGCCATAACAATGATAGTTTATATCATAACTAATAGGATTGTTCGAAAAGATTTTCAAGAAGATCAGGATGTCTTAAAAATGTCCTACAATCAAAGTTATATCTATGAAATGACTGCTCCTTACTTAGATTTGCTACCACCGATGGAAGAGTCTGTCAAAAGGCAATCATCTAACTTCTTGAAGAATTCTTACATGAAAGTAATGGTTGTTAAAAATAAAGCTTATTGGATTAAAGATAATACCTTTTATGTGACAGATGTTGTCGAGGGAGAAGTCGTAAAAGAAAATGCTAAACAAGTTGACACAATGGCTATGGATAAGGTAGAATTAAAAGAGATAATGTTTATCGTAGAAAAACTAAGAGAGGATGACGATGATAATTGGAGTTCAGGGAAGTCGTAATTTTTCAGACTACCAGATCTATCTAAGAGCCATGGGCACCGCCCTTTCTATGATGGATACGTCTGATCAGCAGATTATTATTTACTCTGCTGGCCCGGCAAATATTAATGCAATGGCTATGGAGTTCAGCAACGTGACAGAGCGTAGTATGAAGTCTAGAGGTCTTAAGATCAAGATGCAAAAGGCACCAGCCAGTTGGATAAGAAGCAACTATGAAGTTTTGGATTACTTTGTTTATCTTAGTAAGCCTAAAGAAAATCTTTCAGACTTGGCAAACTTTCTAGATAGGAAGAATGTTGAAATGGGAGTGTATCGATACTAGATGTTGAGCAAAAAAGAAGAGGCTTTTCTTTCTGCCGCCAGGTATTTTGCTGGCAGATCTAAGTCCAGAAAAACACATGGAGCTGTGCTTGTTAAGTCAGGCAGGGTGGTCGGTACGGGGTATAACAAGGATAGGAACAGTCCTTTCGTTGTTTCACCAGAACACATTAAGCCTCACTGCTCTAGGCATGCTGAGGTAGAAGCAATTAGAGACGCAGGCAGTAACGCTACGGGTGCAATCCTTTATGTTGCGAGAGTCAACAAACAGGGTCAGGATCGTAATAGCAAACCTTGCATACTTTGCGAGGTAGTTATAAAAACAAACAACATCAAAAGAGTAATCTACACGAAGGACGAGTCATGATTATTAATTCCCTTGATAAGATGGAATCTATTGTTAAAGAGTCTAAGTATTTAAGTTGGGATGGTTGGACGGTTATTAGCTCCTACCCATCAAAGAAAGGCAGCACGTCTAAGTATGGTGCCTATGTTGGTGGAGAGTGGCACCTACAAAGAAGGTTTGAAGTAGCCAAATCTGGCTGGGATATTCCAGAAAGGTTCTTAGAGGGCTAGATGAACAAGAATGAGTGGAAAGACGAGGCATCCTGCCAAGGCTACGACACCAATCTGTTTTTTGACAAATATGAAGATGACACTACTCTAAGGCCAGCTATTGAAAAGATCTGTGCCTCCTGTCCGGTAGCCAACATATGCTTTGCTGTGGGAGTTTCTCAAAAAGAATGGGGAGTCTGGGGAGGCATATACTTAGAAAATGGCAAGATATCTAGAGAGTTTAATAGACATAAAACAAAAGAACAGTGGTCAGAAACTTGGCAATACTTAACTATGGATAAGAGGTAAACGATGTATACACAAAAAATGGCGATGGCATTCCACACTATTAGAGCACCCAAAAACTTTGCGGTGCAGCTAATTGATAACGAACACTTCATTGCAGTAAAGGCAGATGAAAAACAGTTTATGAGATTAGACGATTACGGCAAGAGACAAGCAGTAGAGTATCTTGTTAGGGTAAAGAGTGCTTTAGAACAAAACGGAGCAATCGTAATGATTGTTCGAGAGGCATTAGAATGAGTATCGGCCCCCTTGAAGGATCAATCTTTGATGCCATATTCTTTACAATCTTCATAGCCTTATTTTTTTTTATTGTCGCTGATGACATTGGCACGAGAAGAAAGAATCGTAAACTAAACAAAGAGATTGACAAGGGTATTTTGGAGTATATGATTCTTGCAAAAAAGCATGAAGACACTGTAAAGAATAATGATGGCAAGAGTATTGAAAAGACAGAGGGGTTCTTAAAGTTTGTATCGGAGTCCAGGGATTGGGCCTTTCAGTACATCGAGCGTGTTCAGATTTCAATTAAAAATTTTCAAGATATTTTTCACCCAATGGCTACAGATTATTACAAAGATAAAGACAAGCCAATCGATCAAGACAAGTTCGGCACCTTGTTTGAAGCTTATAAAAAACTAATAGATGAGTTGCCAGAAGAAGGAAAAAGCTGATATAATATAATTGTCCCGTACAGGATGCTTTAGGATGGATAGTTACCATTTATTAGATCGGGCCTTCGTGCTTGAATTTCCCTGTACGGGAC